TTCCACACCTTAAAGGCGCGCGACGCCGCCGAAACCGCGAACGAAAAAAAGGCGACGAAGGCCAGGAAATCTACCCGTAAAAATCTCGCCCATGAACTACGCGTAAACCGGTTCGAAAAACGAAAGGCAGTCAACGATGGCGAACGACCAACGACTGGAAAGACTACTAGCGACCTATGAACACGCGGTACAGACTCTGCGCGCGGCGATCGCCCTATTGAATAACGGCGCGCCTGTAACGTTCCCGTTACCGTCATTTGGGAACGGGAACGGGAACGGCGCCAGGCAGGTTCGGATCGTCGGTCCTGCGTCCGTTATTCGGAAACAGGCCGCGCGCCTGGATAAACTGCGCGCCGATAGACTACGCGCCGACGCCGAAACCCTGGCGCCGAAACCGACGCGCAAACCGAAAAAAAAGAAATTTACCTATCGGCTACAGAAACAACGGACGATTAGCGCGAACTTTCTAGACCAGTTCGATCGCCACGATCCGAAACGGACGTCGGACGTGAATGGACCGAAACGCGGGATCGGTTCCCTGGTTCGTCGCGGTTATCTCGCGAAACAGGATGGCGGGTACGTCCGGACCGATAAACACTTTTCGATTAATCCGAACGGCTAACCGGTCGACGTCCTAAACCACCCGTATTTCGCGTCTGGCGGCTACTGGACGCGCGATCGTCGCCATCGGCGGCGTTTCCTACCCTGGCGCGTCTGGTTCGTTTCTAGCCGGTTTCGAACCAGGCCGCCAGGGATCTTGGAATTCCAGACACAGACACACGACACAGACACACCCGATCGCGATATGGCGTATTTGCGGTGTATTTTGTCCTTCCCTGACAGACTCGCGTGTCTGCCGATGCTTACCTGGAATCTACCTAAAGTCTTTTGTTACTAATAGTTTGCGGCCTGTCGACTGGTTCCAGGTACCTTGTTCCGCAAACAAGGCGCCTGCCGGTTTTCTCTCGATAAACATTGGCCCGATCGCGCAGTCAGACACGAAACACAGACACGCAGACGCACTATCTGGCGTATTTACGGCGTATTCTGCCGCACCTGTAGGCCGCGCGCGGCCTGGTAAATTCACGGCTTCCGGGAATCCGGGAAGGCGTGTATTTAGAACGCGCCGACTCCCCACATACGCGACACGAAGATCCGAAAATCCTTCGCCGTCGCTAGGGCCGCCTGGCCTGTCCAGATCTGTCCTAGCTGCGTCAGGTCGGTAAACGCCGTTTTCAGGGTGGCGACTTCGTCCGCCGTATAGCCCAATAGTTCTAGATCGGCGTTCGGCGTCGCCGTTAGGAATTGCTGCATTGTTACGACGTCGCCGAAATGATCTTGGAAGGCGCGCGACAGGTCGCCTGCGCGCGAATCAATTTCCGATTTCGTGACCGGTAGGCCTACGCTCATTTGGAAATCCGCCTTTCGTCTTATGTCACTTCGAAGGTGAGCATGCCAGCAACACTTACATTTGTCGTTCCAGCCGCAAATTGCGCGACGGCGATTTTATAACTCGCTATGGCTGTTAACCCAACGCCGCCGCCGATTTGTGAAAACCCTATCTGGTTTGACGCGCCTCCATCGCTCCAATTATTCATACCCATATGCTGATAACTCGGCGCGGACGAAAAGTCACCCCACATAGAGTTATAAATAGACAGGGCCACAGATGGCGCGCCTAATGAAGCATTAATAATTGACCACGCTACTGTGAGCGTTCGGCCCTGTAACCGATAATTACATTGCTTCACTTGCGCCGCCGTCACCGTCCAGCCACCTGAACTCGCAAAGCTACCGGCATTAAATGTTGGCGTAATCCATGATCCTTGTTCATGCCCTATTAACGTCCAGTACAAGCCGTCGTACATGAATTCGATCTGGCCGCGATAGGCGACAGGTGTTGGCGCAGAGTACGCCATATTATTAAAGCGATTACCAGACGTCGATCCTGTGTCGCCATGTGGAAACAAAATTAACGCCGCATTTGCCATATGGTTTTTAAAGATTACACGTTGACCAATGATGCCCGCCTGTAATCCTGTAACTGTTAAATGCGCCGTACCGACACATAAAATTATCGTCGTCGGAACGCGCCCAAATCCAGACGGCGTGAAGTTATGCACGATTCCAGTCGTGGAGACTGAAATCACCTGCGACGGCGCCGCCCATTTCGATCCGAACGTCGGCACAGTTAGATCGCGCGTCAGGACGTCGCCGTTAATGCCGCCGCCTGGTACTTCCTGGACGGCAGGCGGAATCGTAATCGGCGTCCACTTCGCGCCGAATGATAGGTCGGTCGGATCGCGCGTCAGGACTTCGCCGGAATTTCCACCCTGGAATTTATGGCCGTCGTTCCAGTGGGACGGCTGCACCTGTTGGGTATCGACGCCGTCTAATTTCGGACTCGTAAAGCGATGTTTTAGTACGTCGGTCATGCCGTTACCTCAAATTCCAAACGCCGTAGTAAATCTTCGAAACTAAATCGCGTCGACGATGCTTCGACGGTTCGTAACGGCGGAATCCCTGGTAAATCGAATTGCGTAATCTGGACGCGTTGGATTAAGAATTCGCCGACTAGGTTGGTCGGCGACGGCAGATTCGCCGCGATCGTTTTCCCTGACTTCGTTTTCGGATCGCGCGTCGTATAGCGGACGCGTATTTCTGGCGTTCGAAATAGCTTCAATTCGGCGTCGGCCGTCGCCGTCGCGCCAGACGCCGACAGGCGCCGATCCTGGATGTAGTGTTCGATGACGCCGTCGCCGCCTTCGATCGCGGCTAGGTTCGCCTGCGCCTGTAGGTCGTCCCGCTGAATCAGTAAATGGATTTCTTCGCCGTCGACTAAGGCGCGCGCGGCGATCGCGCCAGGACCAGACGCCGGAACGCCGATTAAGGCAGGCGCGTTCGTCACGCTGGAATTATAGGGAACCGTCGACGTCAACGATCCCGGTCCGGTTGGCGGAATACCGGTTAACGTCGTCGCGGTAATTCCGGTATACCGAATCACCTGTTCGCCGTTGCCGACGACGGCGAAGCCACCCGTCGCCGCGAAACCGGCCGTGGCCGATACGGGCATTATCGTTGCGCCTGCGTTAACCTGGCCCGTCGGCTGCTGTAGGTTCGACGTGTCGACCGTCGGCACGTTCGCGCCTAGTGCGGCGTCGGCTGCGGCGTCGGTATACGTCGTCGTCACGTTATCGGCGATCGTCGCGAGTAATCGTAATTGCGCGGCGTTCGCGGCCGTCCGGTATACCTTGCGCGCCGTTACACCTGTCGAACCGATCGGAATCTTCGATAGCGCGACCTGGCGCGTATCGGTTGTGTTCGTCGACGGCGGTATAACCGTTAGTGCGGAGTCGCCTTTATTATCCGAATAGGACGTCGCCGTATTGTTACTAATCGTCGCGAGTAAGAGTAATTGCGTACTATTCGCAGGCGTCCGGTACAGTTTGCGCGCCGTCACAGCGCCAGGGCCGATCGGGATATTCGTTACCGATACAACGCACGTTTGCGCGCCGCCTGTCGTGTCGGTTGTCGGCGCGTCGGGGTTCGCACTGACGCTGGCGATATTGTCGATATATTGCGTCGCCGTATTGTTATTAATCGTCGCCAGGAACCGAAACGGCGTCCAGGCGCCTGTCTGCGGCGTCCATTCCGCGCGATAAATCTTTCGCCCGACGGCGCGCGCGTCGCCTGACGTCGGTATCGTAATCGTGGCCTGGTCGCCTGGCGGCGTTCCGATCGCGACGTTGGTAGGTGGCGGCCGTTGCGGACCTAATTGCGCGTCGGATTTTGTGTCGGTATAACTCACCGTCGCATTCGGTAATTCGGCGACTAAATACGCGTTAGCATTTGGCACACCTACATAACTTCGGTATAAACGCTTATGCGTCACGCGCGGATCGCTGGATGATTCCAACGTCTGAAATAAGATGGCGCCTGCGCCGGTATAAATAGTTGACCCCCGCGTATTCATTAGCGTTTCATAACCGCCGACGACAAACGACATGCTGTACTGGTAACTGCCAGGCGCCATAGACCCGCCGCTAACATCGAAAACATTACCGGTCCAGACAGACGTTGGAAAGTCTGGCGCGCGTGGCGCCGTATACGGACTGAGACTCGCTGCGCCTGGTAAGGTTTCGCCACCTGCCGTGGTTATCGTCGTTTCATATCGATAGGTGACGCCGACTATTAAATTCCCTACGACATGCCGTAATACGGCCGCCGTTATACCTGGCGTCGGTACGCCGCCTGCCTGCGTCGTTGTGACGCTGTTCGTTGGTCCTGGCGTCGTTTCGCCGTTGGCCGTCACAAAAGACACGGCGTACTGATGGACGCCTGGATCTGGTCCTGTTCCGGCCGTCGGCGGATTCGGCGTCGGCGCCGCTGTTGGCGGATCGGTTTTCCCTAGGGTGACGGACGCGATCGGCGACGGTAACGATTCGCCAGACGCCGACTGATAGGTGACGGCGTAATTGTGGGCGCCTGCCTCAATACCTGCGCCGACGATCGCCGTTGCGACAGGCGCCGCGCCTGGCTGCGCGCCAGGACCGACTAGGGCGCCCTGGTCGCCAACCTGGACGCCGGTATAGCTGATTCGCTGCTGACCGATAATCGCCAGGCCGCCAGACGGTTGGAACATAACCGGATCGCGAACCGGTACCATCGTTTCGCCGATCTGGATCTGCGTACTGACGATCGATCCGGCGCCTTCGACCAGGACGCGCGTTCGGACCTGCGTTAGATCGTCGTCGAACGTCAGATCGTCGAACCGTTCGCCGCCAGGTTCTAAGGGCGCCGGTTCGTTGCCTGGTTCGTCGATAAAAAAATGCAGCGCCTTTGTATAGTCGACATACCAGTACGCGCCGATCCGATTCGCCAGGCGCGTTAGCGCGCGGTTCATATCTTCGAAGGTGAAATCGATCGCGATCGGCGGTAACGCCGCCTGGACAAACTGCGTCGTAAACCCGTCGGCCAGGCGCGACGCCATCAGGTCCAGAACGATCGCCGTTACAGACTGCGTCGGATAACTTTTCGTTACCTTGCGCCGATTTAACGCGCGCGTATGGTCGATACACGACAGGTGATACGCGACGTTCGCGGGTACGTCGGCTTCATAAATTTGCTGAACGGTGACGATTTCGCCGCCGAATACTAGCTGTTCTGGCGACGCGCCACCCGAATAGATTTCGATTGGTTGTCCGCGCCGGATATTCGGGTACACCGACGGCGACGGCGCCGTATTGAACGCGACGTTATCGAACGACGGCGGGTGGAATGGCGGCGACGGTAACAAATGCGGTACAACGTTGACCGTTAGCGACGCCGTATTCGGCTGTTCGTTTAGGACGTCGGTTATCGACAGGTTTTTTATACGAACCAATGGCGTCGCCTGGATACCCGCGATAAAAATAATCGTCGGATATCCCGTCGGCGACGGAATCAAACGCGGCGATACGGCGCCCATGGTTACGCCGAACTCAGCAGACGTTGGCCGCGCAGGGATTCCGCCATTGCGTCGCCGACCATGGTTTTAATGAGATCCTTTGTGGCCGGATCGTTGGTCCCTAGTAAGCCGTTCATGTTAATGGTCTGGTTCATCGGCGCGCCGACGGCGCCGCCAGACGGAAACGACGGCGTATTACGCGTCGCCAGGCCCATCGATAGCGCCCACGATAAGAAATCGGGTGGCGGTCCGCCGCCGATCATGCCGACCGACGAACCGCCGCCGTAGCGTTTCGTGTACTGGTCGAAGACTGATTCCATAGACAGGCCAGGGCCGCCGACGGTAATTCCGCCAGTGTTGACCGTTCCGCCTGGTTTACTGGTTCCCATCTGCGGACCGGCCGACGCCTGCGCGGTATTCATATCGGTAATGGCGGCCGTGACTGCCTCAAATTTCTGCGGTAATTCGCCGACTACCTCAGACGTAAATACCAGGCCGCTATTAAAGACTGCGGTACTTTGGCTAGTCGCCTGCATCACTGACGACAGCGAATCGGTACCGCGCGCGAAATTGCGCGTCGCGTCCGCCAGCGATCCTACTTTCGGTTCGGTCAGATCGATCGTGTCCTTTGCTTTTACTAGGTTCACGTCTAGCCACCCGATCGCCGCGCTGACTTGTTCGGTATTTAAGGCGACGGGTTTTAAGGCTTCGCCGACCGCAAAGGCCGGTTTTTCTACTTGCGCGATTTGCATTCCTAAATCTGACGCGTTCTGCGCGGCACCGTCGGCGGTTAATCCAAGGTCGGCGATATTCTTTTTGAACGAGTCGATCGGATGCATCACGGCGTTAATGCCTTCGGACGCCGTCTGCCAGGCGGAAAAGAATTTACTAATCGCGCCCATGGCTTCGCCGGTATACACGGTGACGGCATTCGAAAACGCCGACCATTGGTCCTGCGCGGCCTTTAGGCGCCGGATCGTTTCTTCGGACATAATCGCCGTCTGGTCGCCGACCTTGCGGATACCTTCCATAAACATCTGGATATTTTCGACGCCAGATTTGCCGAATAACTCCATCGCCAGGCGCGTTCGATCCATCGGATTTTCAATACCCGCGATCGCGTCGCCGATCGAAATAAACGCCTGTTCTGGCGACTGGTCGCGCAGGTTCCCTAATTTCAAACCGAGTTCGTCCAAGGCGGCGATCGTGCCGGTACCGCCTTCGGATAACTTGTTATTCATGGTCTGAATAGACCGGCCGACGTTATCAATCGTCGTACCGCCCTGTTCGGCCGCGAACGAAAACCGCTGTACGGCGTCGGTTGAAATACCCAATTTGACCGACAGGTCGCCAACCTTGGACGCAGCGTCGGCGACGCCGACTAGAAACGATCCTAATTGCTGGATGGTAAAGGCTGCGCCGATCGCCTTTCCCATATCCCAAAAGGCCGCCGATAG